TCGAAATGACGGACCGCTGACGGCAGATCAGCAAGCGTGATCGGGACACGACGCCCAGAATACTGACGAACATACGGACGGAAACCCGAACGGTCAGCGTGCGATGGCCGAACCACATAAGCGTTCGACAGAACCTCCGACGTAGCGGGAACCGATGAATGAACCAACATGATACCCCTCATTTCGTTTGTGGATTGATAGAACACGACAACGCACGGCCGATAATCGGCCGTGCGTTGCTAATTCCCACAATTCACCCTAGCGAATTTGACTGCCCGCTAGCGATGCTCACCATAAAGCCAAATAACGTTCACCCCATATGGTGGCTAGGCAAACGTTCATAAGGTTTCTCACCTCGTCTACCCCACTCGGCACTAACTAGGCGCACACGCAAGGCTACGACTGGATACGTAGTCTGCCCTAGCTGTCAGATAGTGGATAGCGTGACTTGATTCATCTGCCATAGCCCTTCGCATCACGAGCGATCTATTAGTTTAGGGTGCAGCACGGACCATTGTAGGAATGCACTCAACACACGAGAATGTGGACACACTCAACTACAGAACCGAATCGGAAACCTCCACCACTACACCTACCTTTCTCCCCTACTGGCAGCACACTCGCAAGAGTGTCCCCATCGGGAGCCTAGATACGGTGCGTGGCTTCGCTGAATCACGGACCTCCACCAGGCTTCGACCGTTCCCCTTGTGTAGCGCAGGGTTCGGAGGCTTCGCCAGTGGCTAGCTGTCGGCCGCTCACCCGATCCGTGTAGCTCAAGGGGTATTGCGATGACGACTGCACCGTACCAAACACTGTCAATAGAACATTTCTCAGAAACCACATATCCACAACCAAACCACAACCAAACCACCAGCTAGAACGATTGTTTGGAAACTTTCCCACAACCCCTGTGGATAAGCCAACCCTGGAAAGCTGCACACCGATTAGCAGGTTTAACAACACCTGCTAAACCTCGGCCCTCAGTAGAATGGAGCGCTCTAACAAACACATGTTCGGGGAGCCAAGCATCACCCCCATTCGTTACTTGTATTCTACTTGTATTCCATCACCGTTTCTGCATAAACATGCAGCTTACTGTATGGGATTGTCAAGTATGCATGCTTATTGTGTATAGTTAGGTGAGCTTAACAGAGACTATAGCCATGTATGGGCTGCAAATATTAGGCTGGCCTAACAAACAAACACAAGCCAACCTGACAACAACAGCCAAGGGGGGTATACAGGGGATACGCCCCCCACACCTATATATGGTTGTTGGTGGTTCGGTACATGTGCTTGTGTGTATGATTCCTACAGTTGAGCTTTGGTTTTGTTTGTGAGTTTCGGTATGATTCCTGGCGGGTTGGGTATAAAAAGGCCCCCTGCTCACGCAGGGGGTTTGCGGGTTGGTTTGGTTTTTACGCAAAAGGTTGGGGCTTTCGCTGGAAAGCCCCTGTTGTGTTTGTTTGGTTAAACGCATTGTTGCGGCGGAACGCTTTGCGTTCCGCCTAGTTTAAGCTTGGCTTGGTTTGAACGAACCACGTCTAGTGGTTCGTTCTGTTTGGCTTTGTTTTGTTGGGCCTCACTTCTCTTCGTTCGTTCGGCCATGTCTACACCCCTATCCCCCCCGTAGGTCCCCCTTCCCCCGAAGGTGTCCCTTTTAGTATTGCAGAAAGTGTACCAGCCGCAGGTCAGAGGATACTTTTCACAAGTGCACAAAGTCGGGTGATACGGTTTTCGCTACCTATAGGGAGATTTTTGCAATGGAGTTTGCATGAGTGACGATGAGGTAACCGAAGGTCAGGTTGTTGCTGTGAGGAACAAGGGGGGGCGTCCGACGAAGGCGGCCACCCAGAAGCGGATCAGGGAGTTGAACGAGAAGCAGTTGTTGTATGTGAATTGGATTGCTTCGCCGCCGATGGTTCGTAAGCCTGCGACGGCGAAAGATTTGGCTGCGTTTCTTGATGTGCATGAGGCGACGTTGTGGCGGTGGGGTCAGGACCCCCAGATTGCTTTAGCTGCCCGCTACGTTGCGCTACAACGCTCGGGGGACCCACATAGGGTATCGGTGGCACTGGATTTTCTTTACGGGCATTTCAGCGGCGAATACGAGGATCGTGAGTTTGCGTTGAAGTGTGTGAAGGAGTGGTTGAAGGCGGTGGGTGTGCATGACACGTTCAAGGTGTCGTCTGAGTTGTTGGGTGTGGAGTATCAGGACGATTTGGATTTGTCGCAGCTTTCGGATGACGAGTTGTGGGATTTGCAGAAGAAATATGAGGCGGCTGTGGCGGGGGGCGGTCTATTTGAGTTGGCGAGCGGAGTCGATCCTGTGGACGAAGCTGCGGGCATTCAGGATTTCTCAGAAAAGGTGACTGGCGATGAGTGATAAGCCTCCTGCGGGGTATCGTTGGTGGTATTCGACGTTTGTCCCCGATCCTGGTTCTAGGTATGGTTGGCATATCAAGGTTTACAAGAATTGGGAGGGTCGCCAGTGGGCGACCCGAAGTTGGGGTTCCAGGTGAAGACTGTCAGGTTGCCCAGCGGTCAGAAAAAACTCGATCTTGAACAGATTCAGCACGAGTTGGCTTGGCGTCAGTGGTTTCCTGATGTGCAGTGGAATCCTGTTGGTGAGACTGACGATGAGGCTGTGGATCGTTTGGCTGATGCGTTTCATCTGTTTTGTTTAGAGAACATCATGGTCAAGTATCCTGGTCGGGGTATGGTGAGTTTCGATCTGCGTGAGGCGCAGATCGAAACGGTTCGGCACTGGTTGAAGCATCGCTATACGATCATTTTGAAGTCTCGTCAGGTGGGGTTCTCTACGTTGGCGTCGGTGTTTGTGTTGTGGGCTGCGATCGGGTGGCCTGATCGTCATATCGTTTTGTTGTCGAAGGGGCAGCGTGAGGCCCGTAAGCTGCTACAGAAATCCAGGTATGCTTACAGGAAGATGCCTGAGTGGGTTGTTCAGCGTGGGCCAAGGTTGATCGATAAGACGTTGGAACGTATGACGTTCGATAATGAGTCGTTGGTTGAGTCGTTGCCGTCTAACTCTGATCCTGCCCGTGGTGAGTCGGTTTACCTGGTGGTTGTTGACGAATGGGCGTCGCTTCTGAATCAGGAGGAAGCGTGGTCGTCTATTGAGCCGATCACCGACATCGGTGGACATGTTGTTGGACTGGCGCTGAGGCGGGAACAAACATTTTCAAGGGTTTGTTCATTCCGTGGTGGGCTGTCCCTGGCCGTGATGAGGCGTGGCATGCTGAGAAGGCTGCGAACATGGAATACTGGCAGCTATGTCAGGAATATCCGTCGAACCCTGAAGAGGCGTTCATCGGTTCAGGTAACCCGTTCTTCGACTTGGATCGTCTGAGGGGCATGGAGTTGAAAGACCCGATCCAGCGTATCGACATCAAACATATTGCGGGGTCACACAGATGGGAGAAATATGATGGAGCAGGAGATTTGTTGGTGTGGGAGGAACCACATGCGACAGGCAAATATGTCGTCGGAGCCGATGTCGCGATGGGATTGGAACACGGAGACTGGTCTGTCGCCTGGGTCATGGAAGCAACTTCAGGACGCCTTGTTGCTTGTTACCGATCTAAAATTGACCCCGACTTGTACGGATCGGAAATCCTTCCAGCGGTCGGATACTACTACAACCATGCTCTAGTGTGTGCCGAAGTGAACAACCACGGACTGACCACCCTGAAGGCGATGCAAAGGGCGGGCTACACCAGGTTGTATCGTAGGCGCACAGCGACTACTAGGCAGGAGGGCATCACGGAGTCTGTGGGGTTCCAGACGAATTATGCGAATAAGCCGAAGTTGATGGACTTTCTCGCAGAGTATCTCAGGTCGAATAATGTTCCGCACCGTGAAACGGTGTCGGAACTGAAGGGGTTTGTCAGGGATCAGGTGGGGGAACGCGTCAAGTTGCATGGTTCGCCGCATGATGACTTGGTGATGGCTTTGGCGTTTTGTGTGGAGGCACGGAAGTATGCGGTGGAGAATCAGGTGTTCCGTGTGAAGGATCATGATGTGCCTGGTTCTATCGCTTGGTGGTCCAAGCAACTAGAGGGCAAGGATAAGAAAAAGGGGTTGAAAGTTGGTATCTAGAATTGTTTACTCTACCAGCGCAAACGGGCTTCCTGACACAGATATTGCAGTTAATAGGGAAACTATGCAGTGTTGCACCGCCTGTGGTGAAGATCGCCCCACGTCAAAATTCAATAGCGAATCTCTGACACCAACCGTGTGTTTTCGCTGCAAGACCCGTTCCGTCGCTATCGGCGGCCACCTGGAAGGTGGCAAAGATTTCTTTCACAACACGACGGTAGCTGAGGGCCAGCGTAGAACCGTAGCCGAAGCTGCTGCTAATGGCATCGAGGCGATTCCTGTAAAGCAGAGTAATTACTATGGCTTCTAACTTCGAAGTGACCTACGATGATGCCGATGGATACGGTCGTGGTTCGAAGCGTAAGGATGCGGCGAAAAAAAAGTTGACCCGCATCCATGATTCTGCGAAACTTCGCAAGGACAACAATTGGGATCGTAAGTGGTCTGAGTTCATTCAGATTTACGCCAACAAGTACGAGTATGAGGCGTTGAACGATTACGAATATCAGGTTGCGCCAAACATGGCGTTCTCAACTGTGAACGTGATCGTTCCTTCTGTGGCTGTTCACAGCCCTAAGATTACGGTGACGGCGAAACAGGAGGAACAGGTTCCTGTTGCTGAGGTTGTTCAGGCTGTTGTGAACCATCAGTGGCAGCAGTGGAAGGTGCAAGCCGAAATCGTTCAGGCTGTCAAAGATTTTGTGATCATCGGTCACGGCTGGGTGAAGGTCACCTGGGAGACGAAGACT